GACGATCCTGTAATCGGCACCCACGAGCAAACGGAAGTCTACAACCAGGCGATCCAGCACGAGTGGCAAGTGCCCGAGCAGGTGGTCGCATACTTGAAGGCTCACTACAAAATCTCAGGCATCCGCGAGATTCGCCGCTCGCAATATCCTGAGATCATCGCGGCGATGAAGAAGAAACCGGAAAAGCGATGACGCGAGCTCAGAGTTGCAGCTGGTGTCACGCCATTAACGAACTGCACGCCGGCTGCTCGGTGTTCTGTTCATACTGCGGACACCGAGCGGATCTTCCACGAGTTCACTGCGATTGTCCCGCATGTGTTGGCTCGACTCGCGAAGATGCGCTCAAGCGACAACTCTTGAAATTCAAACTCAAGGAGGAGACGGAGACGAAGTGAGCCTTCCCACAATGTTTCGAGGGACTGCATTCTCTTTCGACGCAGCAAAGCACGAGTACAGAGTCGGCCCGAACGTTGTGCCGAACTGCACAAGCGTGCTCGCAACCGGAGGCCTGGTGCCTTTCGCACTGGCCGACGCGGACATTCTCGAGCGTAAGTCGGAGCTCGGCCGCGAGGTCCACAAGGCCTGCCACCTGCACAACATCGGCAAACTCGGCAGCTGTGATTCCGAGGTGAAGCCCTACCTCGACAGCTGGATCGAGTTCAAACTCGCGAAGAAATTCACGCCGCGATTGTCTGAGTACCAGGCGGTCGCAGAATTGAACGGCATGACTTTCGGGATGCAGATCGACTGCTCTGGCGATCTGGATGGCGAGGACACCGTGATCGAGTACAAGATCGGTGAGATCTATCCGCATCACGGCATCCAACTCGCGGGCTATGCCCTCGGCCTTCCGCATCCACGCTGGAGCGCACCGCTCGCACGCTTCGCATCGCGAAAGAGGATCGCGCTGCAGCTGCGCCCAGGCAAGATGCCGCACATGGAACCGTTCAAAGAAAGGTCCGACTTCTACGTGTTCTCGTCGCTGCTGTACGTGAGCGTGTGGAAGAAGCAGTTCAAAAATGTCTACAAGGAGAAGACATGAGTCCGAAGAAAAAGAAAGATGCAATCGAGAAGGTTGAGTGGCACTTGCCGGTGGTTCCGAAGGAGGACACGATCGACAAACGCTGCGCGCCGCTGCTGAAGCAGTGCGAGGCGATCAAGTCGGTCACCTCCGAGGATCACTTCATTGCGGCTGGCGCTTTGATCCCTCGCCTCGATGAGGCGACGAAATGGATCGAAGCGGTGTCCGAGCCGTTCGTGAAAGCGATGTATGCGCTGCACAAAAAAGCCGTGGCGTTCAGAGAGCGCAAGCTCGATCCGCTCGCTGAACACAAAGACAGGCTACTTGCGCTGCGCATGCGCTGGCGCCAGAAGCAGGAAGAGGAACGGGCCGAGCGCGATCGCGCGGAAGCCGAGCGTCTGCAGAAGAAGGCCAAGGAGGAGCTCCGGCTCGCGGCCAAGATTGCGCAGCGCGCCGGCGACACCGAGGCCGCGGAGGCATTTCGCGAATCGGCTAACTCCGCGCCGCTGCCGGTCATTCACTCTGAGCCGGCTGTGCCACAGCAGGAAGGCATGTACATCAAGGAGCGGTGGGTCCACAAAATCGTCAATCCCGCCGCGGTAAAACGCGAGTACTGCTCGCCCGACGACTCAATCATCCGACCGCTCGTGGCCAAGCTCGGTCCCGCGGCAGTCGAGATGATCGGCGGCATCACCGTCGAGAACGAGGTGAAGGAACATTCGCGCGCGGTGCCGGCATGATGGACCTGGTGGACATCTCGGACAGGATCGATCTGCTCGAGAGCAAACTCACTGAAGAAACCGCGGACGTCCCGCATCACATTGCGATCGGGCAAACACGCACGCTGCTCGAGATCGCTATCGTGCTCGTGGACATACGCGACAAGCTCGCATCGATCAGCGAGCGCATGCCATTGGAGGACTGATGGAAGTGATTCCCCCAGGTGCCGAGCGCATCAATATCGGCATCACGTCAAACCCAACTCAGGTGCGGATCCAGTTCGATCGCATGCTGAACTTCATCATCCTGCCGCGCGAGCATGCGATACACTTTGCAATGATGGTGCTCGAGCACGCCGGCGCCTCAATCCACGCAGAAGAACCGAAAAAGCCAGCTGAGGAAAAACCGTGAATTTGTGTGGAAAATCACGCCTCCGCTGGTGGCACGTGAGCAACCCATGACCTAGACTTTCCTTTGCCGATTTTGACGCATCTCGGCATAAGGAAAACGCCGCGTTGGACACCGCGGCTACCGGGGGCGGCGCCTCACCGCCGCCTCCTGCAATACCCCCAGTGAGGAGGGGGAATATGAAAGCTTTACTCGCAGTCATTGCTGATCGTTGTCAGCGCGTGAGATGGAAAGGGTCCGAAGAATTCACCGCTTCTTGTCCGAACCACCTCGCTCACAAGCACGGAGATCGCAACAAAAGTTTCAGCGCGCGAGCCACGCATGATCGCGTGCTCTTGAAGTGCCACGGCGGCTGCACGATCGCGGAGATCTGCGCCTCGATCAAGATGGAAGAGCGCGAGCTGTTTCTCGAGTCGAAGAAGGGCAACGGACACCACAAAGTGAAACCACTAGCTGAGATTCCCACGCCGAAGATCATCGACGAATACGAGTACCTCGACGAACGCGGCGTGATGCTGTTCGAGTCGCTGCGCATGGAACCGAAAACGTTTCGCCAGCGCCGGCCCGTGAACGGCGGATGGGAATGGAATCTTCACGGCGTGCGCCTCGTGCTCTACAACCTGCCGGCGGTCGTCGAAGCCGAGACAGTATACGTTGTCGAGGGCGAAAAAGATGTGATCACCATGCGCGAGAAGTTCGGGCGCATCGCGACCACCAATCCGATGGGCGCCGGCAAGTGGAAGGACGAGTACTCCGAATCTCTCCGCGGCAAAGTTGTAGTCGTCATTCCCGACAACGACAAACCTGGTTTGGAGCATGCGCACAAAGTGGCCGCATCGCTGCACGGCATCGCGAAGCATGTGGCGATTTGCCAGCTTCCCGAGAAAGTCAAAGACGTGTCGGACTGGCCGTTCAGTAAAGATGCGTTCATCGAATATCTCGATCAGTTCTCGGTGGCCTGGACGCCACCGATCGGCGGCGGCATCGGCTGCAGCGTTGCGGAACTGTTCACCGCCCAGGAGCAGAAAGTCGACTGGCTCGTATGGCCACTGCTCGCCCCAGGATTCGCCACAATCCTCGACGCACTGCCGAAGATGGGCAAGACCGAATTCTGGCTCCGCGGAATTCTCGCCTCGCTTCAGGGTAAACACTTCCTTGGATATCCGACCAGGCCAGCGCGCGTGATCTACGTGAGCGAACAATCGCGTGGCTCGCTCGCAACGCAGATGCGGTATATCGGATTCACCGGCCAGGAGCCGCCCGATCAATTGTGGATTGTGACGCGCGAGGACTGGACCCGTTGGGTTTACGCGGAATTCCTCGAGCAACTCGAGAAGAACGTCATCAAGGACCATGGCTACAACGCGCTGCTGGTCGACACCTTTCATTCGGTCGCGCGCCTCGAGGACGAGAACGACGCCTCGGAAGTAAACACCGCCGGCAATGCCACGGTGTCACTCGCAACGCGCTACAACATGGGCCTCGGCATCACGCGCCACGACAGGAAGAGCGGCGGTGAGATCGGCGTGAGCGGCAGAAGCTCGATTCAGCTGTCGGGCATCGTCGACAACATTCTACATCTGGTGCGTGTGCCCACGAGCTCGACCGAGCGCAAGCTCGAGATCCGCACGCGCGTACCAGGCCTGCCGGCCGCGCAGCTGCTCAATCTGGTCGACGGCGAGTACGTCAATCATGGCGACGAAGGTGCAGGACATCACGCGCAGGCGATTGAACTCGAGAAATTCCTCACGGAAAATCCGAACGCTAGCTATCGCTCGATCGCGTTCCAGATGAAGATGAGCAAGAACCGCGTCAACGAGCTTGCTCAAGAGATCGGTTGGACGAAGGACGAAGAGGCCGGCAAGTGGCGAAAAGTGTAGGGCGCAGCGATCGCTTTCCCCCAGGCTCAGGGCTCGTCATCGGGACGGGCCTGGGCCTGCTGTGCGGGTTCATCTTTTGGCTGGTACTTAACGCCTTGCGTTAAGGCGGTAAGTTCCGTCCCTGGCCTAGCGTGTTCCCTACTCTTGTGTCCCCCCAAACCCTTATATAAGGGTTGGGGGACAAGGGACACGCTACCGGAGGGACTGTCCCTCTAGGTGAGGGACAAGCAGGGACAAAGTAGTGTTATCAGCGCGTTAGAAGGATTTTGTCCCTGCTAAAGGCGGGGACAAGGGACAGAGGGACACTGTATGGGTGAGGGACAGCTGTTCTGCCCGTGGTGCAGGCGCCTCGGGTTTCCGAGCCTTCCAGACCTGAAAAAGCACGTCAAGTACTGCTCCTTTGCGCCGCGGCCACGCGGTCAGCAGCACACTAAACGCATGGAAAAATTGTGTGCGCGCACCACCGAGGACTTGTTCGGCCTCACGCCGGCCGACGAGAAGGAGAAAGGAAAATGAAACCACAGAGACGCAGTGAGCTCGAGGACCAGGGCTATGAACGCACCGGCGCCGGCCGTTGCGGCAATTGCCAGAAAGCCGTCGAGTGGTACGCAACGCCGAATGGCGCCAAGCTAGCCTTCATCGAGATCGGCGGGATGCTGCACGCGCACCACATCAACGACTGCAAGAAACAACCGTTGCAGCCATCGGGCCCACCTGAAACAAATGGTTCACGCACGCGCCAGCTGCAGGAGTGCCTGGACCTCGCGCGGCAACTCTCGATCAAACTCGATGCACTCATCGCGAAGGAGCGCTTCTGATGTCCGTCTCGGGAGTGGTCTGCGACGTGTGCGGCTGCTGGTATTCCACCGCGATGCGCAAGGCCGGCGACAACTGCGGCGATCTGTCTGCCAATCAAGATGCGCCGTGTCCTGGCATCTGCCGCCCTCGAGGCGAGCTCCCGCCGAAGAAGAAGACGAGTCTTCCTGTCGATCCCGCGGTCATGCGCAAGCTCGAGGCCATGGCGCGCGAACTGTTCAGGATGCTCGACGAGGCCACCGGCGGCGATCTCAGGCCACCCAATCCGAAGTACGGCATGGCGCTGTTCCTCTTCTCGTTCGGTGCGAAAGGCGAGCTCACCTACATCTCGAATGCCTCGCGGCCCGAGATGATGAAGATGCTGGCCGAGTTCATCGCCGCGAATCCGCCGGCGCTCACCTGGGACGAGCAGCATGGGTAATCCTGTACTGCCCGTGCCCTCGGGCTTCAGCTGGAAGGAAGAGCCGTTCATCATCTGGTGGTGCTGCTTGCGCTGCCGGCAATTGATCGCAGTTCCACTCTACGAGAACATCTTGCAGAAGCTTGTGCGCTTCTCTCTCGACCAACACAAATGCCCTTGGAGACCACATGGCTGAACCGATCGTGATCCACCTGGACGAAGAAACACGCCGCCGGCTTGCGAAGGCCTGCGCGGCGATCATGCGCGCGGTCACGGCTGAGACGTTGAACGCGATGGAGGCGCATGCCTGCCTGAAGATGTGCGCGGAGGCGATCGAGGAGTCCTGCAACATCGCCGACACAATCATCCGCCGCAGCCCGATGGAGAAACCCTCATGAAGATCCATCACTCGCCGACGCTCGGCCCGTTCATCGCGATCGACATGAACGACGAAGAGAAGCTGCGAATCACCGAGGCGTGCAGTGCTGTGATCGACGTGATCCAGGCGCTGTGCCCCACGCCGATGCACGGCATGATGGTGCTGAAGCTGTGTAGCGATTCACTGAAGGAAGCCTACGATTTCCGCGATGCGATCTTTGTTCACAATCCCACCGAGAAAAAACAATGAGCGTGTGGTAAGAAGGTCTCGGCCCCGCCCGTATCTCAAATCAGGAAAGAGGTGCAGTCATGCTACAAGTCGGACAACAAACGCAGTCGATTGATCCAATCCAGTCTCTCAAGCCAGAGCACGGCACATTCCTCGTTGTGTCACCGAACGGAGAAAGGTTCGTTGCCGAGTGTCAGCACGAGCCAGGCACTCTGTCGGCTCATGGCACGGTCGTATCTCTGCGAGCAGAGACGAACAATCCAAACGCCACCTGGCAGATCACCAAGATCAACGAGCAGCCGTTCCAAGGACAGCAGCAAGGCGGCTACGCGCAGCAGCGAGCTCGTGCAGCTGGCCAGGGCGGCCCAAGTGGCGGCTATTGAACCAGGCGGGGATCCGCCCTCCCTGCCGCGAAAGAGTAAACCGCTACTGCGCAGCCGGCCGGCGATCTACACCACACCGAAACAACTCGTGAAGATGCTCAAGCGCCAGGCGAAGCTCGAGGAGAAGTGCCGCCACGCGCCGCTCGATCCGCACACCTGCCCATATCTCGTTGACACTCTGAAAGATAAGCGCACCAAGTGCCGCTGCTGCGAAGCCTGCCAGGAGCTCTGCGCCAATCAAATCTAGGGGCAAGAATTGGCTCGCCATTTTTGACGCTGCCCGAAATGGTTCACCTCAGTGGGTAGAAACCTACCGAGAGGTGACCTGTTTTGGTCTAGGGGTGGGACAATCGCGGACCAAAAGAATCCGAGATGTCCCGCATTGCTCTAGAGCAATTCTGCTCCTGCCCTCGAGCAACGAGGCTCTGTCGCGTTGGCGTTAAGATCACTTTCCGCCCCACCAGTACAAACCGCTTATTGACGCGCGGAGTTGGTATCCTGTATTTTGATCGGCGACCGGCCTGCCTCTTCACAGGTCATCGTTTCAAAAAACCATCAGGCGCCACCAACCCTACATGGGCCTCCGCAGGGCGCTAACTATGCGGGGAAAGCATGGACGCCTGAAGTGTTGCCAAAAAAGTCTACGGTCCCACTGTTCGACGCTTACGGAATCTTCATCGGTCGCATTCCTCTCGAAAAAGCTCTTCGACTTCACGGACAAGATCTGACATTGCGCGCGCGCGGAACCGGCAAACGCCGACACTTCACATCAGCGAAGTTGTACGCGCGTGTGTCGCAAGTGTGGGCACCGCGCAGTTCCAGCGGTTTCGTCGTTCTTCAACTCATCACCGAATAGGAGAAAACATGGCACCACCGTTTGCAGCTTCATTGAACCCGATCACCGCGAACTCTTTTGTTGGCGTGATGGGAGGCCCAGGCTTTGCAGTTGGTCCGCAGGGTATCACGGGCGTGCTGACCGCCGACGTGACGCTGTCCTCGGCGCAGTTGCTCGCGCTTCTGACCACGCCCGTCACGATTGTGCCGGCGCCTGGCGTGACCGGCTGGACGATCTGTCCGCTGCTCGCGGTCATCCGCCTGATCGGCGGCGGCGCTGCGTACACCGACGTTGGTGGCGCGGTCAGCTTCAACTGCGGCTCCGACTCCTGGGCGCTCGCAGCCAACACCATCTTCCTCACCACCGTTTCGCCGAACAGGGCGATTCAAAAGTTCATCTTCCCGAACGTTCTCGACACCGCCGCGAATCCTCCGAGCGATGACAATGCGGCGCTCACCATTTCCAAAGTGACCAATAATTTCGCAGCCGGAACCGGCACGTGTCACATCACCTGCTGGTACGTCATCGACCAGAGCCTGTAGTGGCTGACGTAAGCGGCTACGAACAAAATCCTATCGGCGGACGTCCACCGGACGTTCCAGAGGGAATGTAAATGCCACCATTCATGACGCAACCCGCGGCGTTGCAGCCGCGGCGCGGTCTCACTGCAGGACTGCCGGCATATTCTGCCGGCAGCTTTCCTGTGGGATTGATGCCGACAAAGTTTTTCATCACTGGCGGCGTCGGCTCGGGCGCGACCGTCACGCTCAACGTGATTCTCGTGAACGGCAACGTGCCGGCAGTGGGCTCGACGTTCTTCATCGCCGGGACAACGATGGGCGGCGGCGCGCTGAACAACACGACGCAAACGCTGACCGCGGTGTCGCTCAACGCTCAAGGCGTCGGCACGATCGCGTTCTCGAATGCGACGGCGTTTCCGCAGATCGCCGACGGCGGCCAGGCGATGCAGACGCTCGTCGACACTGGCGAGACGACTGCGGTGCAGAAGTATTTGCAATTCGCGCTCGATCCGAACGGCGGCGAGATCCTGTCCTGGGCGTGGGCTTGCACCGCGGCAACTGTCGCGCTGCAACTCGAGGGCGCGATCGATGACATCGATGCGCAGTACGCGATCATCGGCACCTCGCAGACGACGCTGACCGGCGCGATCACCGGCACGGCGCCGAACAACGTGCGCTTCTGTCGCATCAATTGCACCGCGTTCACCGGCGGTCCTGGCGTGCTGTGGGCCAAGATCCTGCAGAGCCAGACGACCAGCGGCTACTAGTGAGTTACGAACGGCTGCGAGCTCTGCTCAAGGCCAAGCAATCAGGGGAGAAATCAGGATGATCATCGGAGCAGAAAAAGACGAAGAGAAATTGGTGCGCGTGAACATCACGTTCGATCCCGAAACGTTCGAGTGCGCGGTCACCAACGAGAACGCGAAGAACTGCTGCCAGATTCAGATGATTCTCGACGAGGCGGTGCGCATGTTCGCAGACACGCGGCAGCAGCTGCTCGCCCAGGCGTACCTGAAGGAACAGCAGGAGCAGGCGGTGCGCGCGCAGCTGATGATGAATCAGGCGCACGTCGGCCGAGCGCAGTAATGGCCTTCAAACCGGGACACGCGAAGCTCGGCGGCCGGCAAGCCGGCACGTCGAATTCGACGACGTGCTCGATCCGCCGGCTGCTCAACGAGAATCTCTCCGAAGAAGAGATGCTCAAGATGTGGCGGCATTTCCTGAAGCATAAGAACCAGGAGCTCCGCTTCAGCGCGTTCAAGCTCGCGTGCTTCTACATGTACGGCCGGCCGGCGAAGGAACCGATCCACCAGGACGACCAGGCGCAGGAAGGCACCGGACCCGAGTTCGATCTAGGCCAAATCCGCACGCGGCATGTCCCAATTCAATGACATCGCGCGCTACTACACGCCGCAGCCCGTGCAGCAGCAGTTTCACGATTCGCTTGCGAAGTATCCGCTCTTAGAAGGTGGCCGCGGCGGTGGTAAATCCACCTCGCTTCTGTGGGAAGCGATCGGCCAGTGTTTGCTCGTGCCTGGCGCAAACGTCCTACTCCTGCGGCGGACACTTACGTCGATGGAGAAGGGCGGGATCGAGGATCTGTTCACAAAGTCCGTACCGCGGAGTTTTTACTTCAGGTACAACGCCAGCCGGCACATCGTGACGTTCCACAATGGCTCGAAACTCTTTTTCGGCCACGTGAAGAGTGACGCCGATCTCCTGCAGTACCAGGGCGGTGAGTTCCTCTTCATCGGTTGGGAAGAACTCACACAGTTCAGTTATCGCCAGTGGGATTTCCTCAAAGGCTCGAACCGATGTCCGATCAAGACGTATTGGTTTAAAAATCGCGAGTACGCGGTCAGGCCCAGGATGGCCGGCGGCACCAACCCGAACGGAAAAGGCTCCGGTTGGGTGAAGGCGCTTTGGATCACAAAAAAGCCGGTTGGCGAGATGGCGCTCAACTATCAGCCAGACGACTATGAGGCGATCCACTCGACCTACGCGGACAACTTCGTCTATCGCAACGACAAGAACTACATCGCGACACTGGAATCGATTGTCGATCCCGTTCTGCGGCAGGCCTGGCTCCCCGGCTCGTGGGACATTCTCGCGGGACAGTTTTTCCAGAACTGGGATCCCGACCGACACGTAAAAACTTTCGGCCAGGTGAGCTTCGAGGATTGGCAGCCGCGGTGGATGTCGATTGACTGGGGCTTTGAACACTCGACGGTGGTTCTCTGGTGGACGCGAGTACGAGTCAGGACGGAGCTCGATCCCGAAGCTGAGAGGGATATCATTCTGTGCTACCGCCAGCTTGTGCTGCGGCAGATGAATGAACAGCTGGTGGCCGAGAAGATCTGCTCCGCGAATCATACCGGAGAAAAGTTTGATCATATCGGCTACATCTACCTCAGTCCCGATCGCTTCAGCAAGATCGACCAGTTTCACTCCATTGCGGACAAGATGGGCGATGTCTTCGTGGAGCACAACCTTCCTCGGCCAGAGCGAGCAAACAATCGTCGCGTTGATGGATGGAGACTCTGTTACACCCTACTCGACACAGACGGAGTCGCGGTCCTCGACAATTGTCCTGACGTTATCGATTCCATCCCGAAGCTGATGCGGGATGAGAAGGACATCGAGGACGCCGCAAAAGAAGGCAACGAGCTCTACCTCGACGTCTGCGAAAGTTTTCGCTACGGGCTGATGAGCTACGCGACGAGGCAAGACACGCCGCGCGAAGTTGTGATGCAGCGCGAGATCGAAAAAATTCCCGACAACACCGCGAAGTACCTGCGCTACCTCGAGCTCAGTTCGAGGCCGCCAGGCGCCGGCGTGGTGGTCCCGGTCAGTCGGAGGCGCCGATGAAGTACAAGCCGTGTTGCGTTTGCCCCAAATGCGGTGGCTGTCGTAAGAGTCACCTGCATTGCCGGAAGTGTGGATGCAGACGTGGCTGATGCGCATCGCGGATCTGTTGAGCATGCGCCTCACCGATGAGGGACTGGCGAGCATGAGGACTTACAACGCGCGCCAGGCGATCGACCTGGCGATGCTGACGCTGCTCATTGGCCGCGAGGCCGGCAATCAGAACGACAATGCGATGATCGCTGTCGCCTGGTCGGTGAAGAACCGCGTGCTGCGGCCAGGATTCTGGTCCTGGGGAAATGACTGGGAATCGGTCATCGAAGCGAAGTGGCAGTACAGTTCGATCGTAGGATCGGCGGACGATCCGAACCTGCACAAGTATCCCAATCTGGCAGTGGAGCCTTGGGAGCGCTGCCTCACGGTCGCGGAGCTCGTCTACAACGGCGATACGCCGGATCCGACCCAAGGCGCCACGCATTACTTCGACAAAAGCCTCGATCACAATCCGCCGGCCTGGGCGCACAGCGGATTGCTCGTGAAGACGGTGGACATCGGCGACTTTCACTTCTATCGTGCGAAGGATCCTTCCATCCGCGAGGCGTAAGTGGGCTTCGAGTTTATGTTCATCATCGGCTATGTGATTTGCATGCTCGTGTGCGGTCTCGTCACGACGACGCTAATCATCCTCATGGTCAGGGAGTGGGCTTCTTGGTGGTATGCCTTCAGACAAGTTCGTAGCGAAGTACATTCGACAACTCGAAAAACAACTTCAGCAGCAAAGGGCGGATCTGAAAACCCTCCGCCAGGACCTCGAATTCTACCGCGGAAAAGTTGAGCGCCTGGAAGTTTCGCTGATGCAGAACGCGCCGGCAATGCAGAGCTATGCCTCGCGCACCGAGCAGAAGCCGCGGATCGGCCAGGAGCTCGAGCAGACGCCGCAGAGATTACCCTTTCGCGAACTGCAGCGGCGATGGGGCGCAATGAACGAGTCAGATCAGGCAAAGGCTTTGGAGCAAGGTTGGAACGTCGAAATGGAGGAATCACATGCGGGGAGCAGTTAGCGGCGACGGAAAGCTTCGCGGGAATCGTCAGATGGTCGACCGATACAACGAGTCGAAGCGCGGAGGCGGCAAGGAAGAGAGCTACGAGCCGGAATCGAAATCGAAGGCCGGCGAGAAGAAGCAGAAGCGGCCGAAGAATGTCGGCGGCGAGTCTGGCGGCGAACACGCCGCATCGCAGCACGACGAGATGAAGCAGATTCACGACGAGCACGGCGCCGCGGTGAGCCATCACATCCACCGCACGCACCAGGGCTACGCCTCGACCACGCATCACGAGGACGGCCACGTTCACGGGCCCGTCGATCACGCAACACTCGGCGAAGCGCACGAGCACGGCGGCCACGCATTCGGCGAAGACACCGAGCACATGGGCGATCGCCTGCCGGAAGACCAGGAGATCAGCGAAGAGGCTGAGAACAACATGTCGCAGGGCGGCATGGGCGGATCGAACGTCGGCTACCTCGGCTAGTCAGAGCTCGTGAAGAAATCCAAAGCGGCGGTGCTGTATTTCAAACCGGCGTCGATCAATCGTGCAAGTGGTGCGCGATGCGGAGCTTGCTGGAAGTTCATTCGAGCTCCCGGCCAATGTCTGGAAGTTATTGGAGACATCTCCGCTGGAGGTGTCTGTGGGCTCTACGTCAACGGAGTTCCTCATCCAGTTGCGGTGGAGCATAAGTGGCGAATCACGCGAGTCTCCAAAGAAGAAGCCGGATACACCGAAGACGGAGACACCCACTGCGTGAATTGCCGCGAGATGGTGAGTCCCGGTAATGCCACGAGTCCTTGCGAAGAAGTCGAAGGTTTAGTCCAACAAAGGGGATGCTGCAATGAACACGAACGTCGTCGCTAAGTTGTGTCTGCTGTTGCTTGTTCTCTTTCTGATTTGGCCGTCTGTTGCCGAAGCTCAGACTCACTCGGTAGCGCTCGCGTGGACCGTTTCAACCGATGACGTTGCGGCGAACTGCACCGCGGCCGCATCGTGCAGCCAGACGGTTTATCGCGCGCCTGGCGCATGCTCCGCGACGAGCGCGTTCATCTCGCTCGGATCGCTCACCGCCACGCAGGCGACTTACAGCGACACGACCGTGCCTGGCGGCACGTGGTGCTACGCGGTCACGTTCACGTTGAATGGACTCGAATCGGCAAAAGATTCCGTTTCGGTGTCTCTTCCTCCGGCGGCACCGACAGCGATCGTGGTTACCGGCAAATCCTGACGACGATGGCCGGCGAGAACATCAACGCGAATGGAACTCTCCTGACCGAGGAGATGGTCAGGAAAGGATTCTTCAGATTTCCGCATTCCGTTGAAGCGCACATCGCGAGCCCTCTGTACGCGAAGGTCGCCGGCATGCAACTGCCGTTCGCTTATCCGTTCACGGTCGTCGAGAACAACCACGTTCCTTACAGCGAAGTCTGGTATCTCGACGAATACAAGAAACTCGTCGGCCGCATCGTGAACGTCGCGCAGTCCGCGCCGGCGATTGTGGACGACAAGGAACGCCGCATCAAAGACGCTTTGCTTTAAACACTCGAAAGGAAAACAAATGGCAACGACACCCGTTACGGTTGGAGAAACACTGGATGCGAAGATCGCGCAAGCAGCGCAGGAAGCCGCGGTAGTTGCGAGCACGTTCTCGCCGGCGATCGGCGCCGCGATCTCGACTGGCGCCGCGATGGAGCCGGTTGTCGCTGGCTTCATTCACATGCTGATCGGTCTCTTCACGCATCACGTGAAAGCCGCTGTCCCCGTTCCCGCTTCCGCTCCAAAAGAGTAAATGCCGGCGCGGGAGGTGATGCGGTTATACCGCGAGGGGAAGCTTCACAGCGGACCTGGCGGACCAATCGTCAAGAATCCGAAGCAAGCCGTAGCTATCCAAATCTCGATGGCGCGAAAAGAAGGCCATCACATTCCCCTCTCGCGCAAATACAAAAAGGCCAAAGATGCCTCCGCAGAATAAGAAGCCAACGGGCGAGCCGTATGTGTCGACGCTTGTCCCAACGCCGCAAGAAGCAAATAGCCGGCGCTCGCAAGAGCGCGCGGTGGCAGCAAATACGCGCGGCAATGAACGCGCCGACTGGCTGCGCTCGATGCGGGAACCGAAAGCGCCGTGGGAAGGCTTCACTGGCGGCGGTCCCGATCCGAACGATCCGAAATACGCGATCGGCGCACAGCAGCGCCTTGCGACCGATGCCATGCATCAGCAAGGCCTCGCGGCCTCCGCGCCATTTGCGAATCGCAGCCGCATCGTCATCGAGCCGCCGAACCGCGGAATCATCCGGCCGGAAGACTCGATGGGCCTCGTCCCGCCGATCCAACAGACCGGCGGCCGGCCCGTCGGAAGTTTCCAAGAAGGTGGAACGGCGCCTGGGCCGGCACCGGACATCGGTATCGGCAACACGCCGGCAACGCCTGTCCCGCTCACGCAAGGACCGCTCGCGTCTGGCGGTGGTCCCGCACAGCCGGCGAAGTCGAAGTTCTCGCTGAAGTTTTCTCCCGGCAAAGGCGACGACTCGAAGCTCAAGCAGATGGAGGCGAATGTCGCGGCGCCGCTCAATCGCACTTTCGACGAAGGCTTGAGCTTCCACGAGGGCGGCCTGGTGCCGCAAACGCAGCCGTACAAATTGCACCGCGGCGAGGAGATCGGACACGAGCTCGTCCCCGAGACCGGCGTCTACCCGCTCGAGGCCGGCGCAACCGTATTCCCGAAGAAGGTAGTCGACAAGTACCGCAGGAAGGGGCCCGAACGTGAGTAAGTGGATGCAGGCCGAATCGAAGCGCGAAAAGCATGCCGGCACTAAGGGCGTGTTTCGCGAAGCCGCACACCGTCACGGCATGTCGACCTATGCCTACGCGGAAAAGGAAAAGCATGCCGGCGGAAAACTCGGCCGCCGCGCGAATATGGCTCTCGCTTTCATGAGTGCGAAACATGGCTGATGAAGAGCTCCTCGAGGAGCGCGACGACGAAGACCAAGACGAAACCGGCGAAGAGGAAGTTGAAGAATTTCAGCCAGGCGAACTCTGTGCAGTGGACGCCGTTTCAGATGAAGATCGCGTCGATCTCGAGGAACAGGACGACAGCGGTTACGACCAGGAAGAAAAAGAAGGCATCCTCTCGCAACTCGCAAACAAAGCGTGCCAGCGCGATCTCACTTCCTATCGCATGGAAGTCCGCGATGCGTGGAAAGCCAGATATTTTTGGCGGGGAAATCAGTATCTGCTTCCCGGCAAAAACGGGGCGTGGGTCTTACCACAGCTCATCTTGGTCGGTGGACAAAGCTACGATGACCACAATCAAGAGACAAATATTTACTTGGCCTTTGGTCAGACCATCGTCGCTTCACTTACCCAGGGGACGCCATCTGTTCGATTTGAGCCCGATGATCAAGCGAATCCTGCAGATGTCACCGCGGCCGAATCAAGCGATGGCGCGCGCAAACTGATCGAACGCGCCAACGACATGATCACGCTGCAGGAAGAGATGGCGCGCTTCCTGTGGACCGACAGCCGCTCGCTCACCTACACGCATTACGTTCTCGACGCGCAGCGGTTCGGCTACGAAACGAAAAACGAACTCGAGGACGAGCTCTCCTATCTGCCCGAGCTCGGCGAGAAAGCCGGCCAGGAAGAATCCTTCGATCGCGGCAAGCCGCGCGGCCAGGAAGTGATCGAGCATTACGGCGCACTCGAATCGAAGGTGCCGATGCAGGCCAGCTGCATCGAGGAATGCGGCTACGCGACGATCAGTAAAGAGCGTGACATCACGCTGATGAAGACGAAGTACCCGCGGAAGGCCAAAAAGATCAAGGCCATGCAAACGCTCACTGCGGAGACCGAGTACGCGAGGCTCGCGCGCACTTCGATCATGATGGGAATGCGTCCGTCGAACATGACGAACGACGCAATGAGCTACAACTGCACCGAGCAGTTCTTCTTCTGCCGGCCGAGCTTCTATCGCGAAATCGAAGACGACGACAAACGCGAGTGGCTCTATACCAATTTTCCCGAAGGCGCCTACGTGGCCTTCGTCGGCAAAGAGGTCGTCGACGCCAGGCGCTGCCGCATGGATGACTGCCTGGCGCTGACGCACGCGGGACCAGGCGACGGCATGCATCGTCCTCCGCTAGGTGGGCCGATCATCCCCATCCAAGAAAAGCTCAACGACTGCATGGATTTGCTGCACGAGTCGTTCATGCACCTCATCCCGATCAAATGGGTCGATACCGAGGCGATAGATGTGGAAGCCCTCGGGCAGATCGGATCGAAGCCGAATCAGTATGTGCGGATGAAACGCCGACCGGACAAAGATCTCGCCGGCAACATCTTCGTCGAACCGCAGATCCAGATCGCGGAAGGTTTGTTCCTTTACGTGCAGTCGCTGTTCGGCGAGTTCAGCCAATTCTTGTGTGGCGCCTTTCCGGCCTTGTTCGGCGGCCAGCAGGGCGAGCCCGACACCATGGGCGGCATGCAGATCCAGCGCGACCAGGCGATGGGCCGCGTCGGTCTGACCTGGAGAAATATCAAAGCGAGCTACGCGCGCATCATGCGCCAGGCAGTCGCGTGCTCCGCGAAATTCCGCAACGCGGCGATGACCGGAGAAGTGCCGGCAGCTGGCGGCTCGAAAGAGCAGCTGAACATCGATCCGAACGATCTGAAGGGCGGCGTCCGCTGCTTCCCTGATACGGATGAAAATTTCCCTGAGTCCTGGGTAGCGCAGCGCGCGGTGTGGACGCAGCTGATGGCCGCGGCCGCGTCGAATCCGGTCCTCCAGGGCATTCTTGCGGTCCCGAGAAATCTTGCGATCGCGAAGGACAAGACCGGCCTCCCCGAGCTCATCATCCCTGGCGCGCCGGCAGCCGCGAAGCAGCAAGGCGAAATCATGCTGCTGCTCGAGGGAAGAGCCGAACCGAATCCGAAACTCGCCCAGGCGCAGGAGGCCATGCAGTCTCCGTCTCTCCAGCCGCCTCCTGGCACGCCGCCAGAAATGATCGTGCAGCAGCAGCAGCAGCTGCAGCAGGCGATCGCAAAGATTCCGCCCGAAGTGAGCTCGATCCCGGTCGACGCCGACCTCGATGACCATCCGAACGAAATGGCCGAGATCGTCACCTGGGCCAACACGCCGGCCGGGATTAAAGCTCGCCAGGCAAATCCCGAAGGCTTCAAGAACGTGAAGCTGCACTTCTCCGAGCACAAAGCCGCGCTCGCAGCGCAGCAGGCGCAGAACGCACCGCAGCCGCAGATGAAGCCGGTCTCGGAATCGATCTCAACGAATTTCAAGGATCTCCCACCTGAAGGTCAGGTCCAGGTGGCGAAGAAACTCGGCATCCAGCTGTCGTTGCCGCAGCTGATGGCCGAGCAACAGCACGATCAAGCACTCGAAATGGCGCAAGCGCAGAAACCGCCGCAGGGGCCGGAAGGCGCGAAGCCTGAACGAGTGCAGTAAGTCAATCCAGAAATCAGGGGGAAATTGTGGAAGGCGAAGATCTAGGTCTGCTCGGTGGTGGTGACGAAGGTGGAGTAGGAATAGCGGAAGAGGAAGTTGGAGGATCAGAAGAAGAAGTCGAAGGTGGCGCAGAAAGCGAAGGCGGGGAGGAACCACCGCCAGAAGAAGATGGAAGTAGTGAGCGTTCGACGCCACCAAGCCGAACGCTTCCGACCGACGTGCGAAGAGCCATTCGCGAGCTCTCCGCTGCTCAACCCGAATTTGCCAAGCGTTATCCGACACTCGAGCGACAAGTAACCGCGGCGCTGTTCAAAGCCGGCCAGGCCGACAAGCTCGGAGGCATCCAGGCGCTGCGCGAGGCCTCGGAGCTCCTCGAGAACCACGGCGGCGTCGACGGCATCGCCGGAATGGCCGAGGAAGTCCAGGCCAGCCGGATGATGGAGGAAGGCTTCAAGGCCGGCGATCCGGTCCTCGTCGACACCTGGGCAAAGGAATATCCCGACGGATTCAAAGCGCTCGTCGGTCACGCGATCGAGAAGCTCGAGGCAGTGGACCTGGCGGCGCACGATCGCGCGCTCAGTGGTCCGATGTACAAAGCACTCGACCGCTGCGGCGTGATCGGCACGATCACCGCGCTCGAGACGGCCATCGCCGGCGAACGCTACGACGAGATCCAGAGGCATGCCGGCGATCTGAAGCAGTTCCTCTCGGAGCTCCGCAACTTCGCCACGCGCGCGAAGGCGCCGGATCCGCTGAAGGGTGAACGCGAGGCCTTCGATCGCGAGAAGCAGGAATTCGCTGGCGAACAGCAGAAAGCTTTCTACGGCGGGATCCGCAGCCAGGTGAACACCCAGGTGATGGGCTTCACCAATCAGCTGCTGCGCCAGGCACTCGCCGGGAAAAAGATTCCGATCGCAACGGGCAACCGTCTGCGCAAGGCCATCAACGAGGAGCTCGCCACGCAGGTGAACACCGCGCCTGGCTATGCCGACAAATACAAGGCGGTCATCGGCGCCGGCAATTCCGAGCGCGCGGTTCACTTCATCGTTGCCGCGGCGCGCGCAAAGCTTCCTGGCGTAGTGAAAAAGTTGGTCCGTGAATTCAATCTCACGGGCAGTGGAAATGCGAGCTCGGCTGGGGTTCGCAGGGTCGCGGCCAGTGGCAGAGCTTCCGGGGGAGGGAGCACCGTCACCGGCCGCCCAAAAACAAGTGACGTCGATTTTACACGCACGGACAAGGCGTCCTGGCTCGGCTCGATCGCCGGCCACGGTGAGGCATGGCTCAAAAACGGCAAAAAGGCTCGTTGGTAACCCCATTCCGGAATGGGGTTTTGGTACTGCTTTTCGCTTCGACTCTTCACGCGCAAGCGATTCAGCCGAAGTGCTCGACGCACTCGCGAAAAGCCGCGAATCCGTTCACGTGGCTCGAGAGCAACATGTGCGCCGACGACTACAACGTTTGGTACGTGACGCACCAGGCCGAGATCAATCGGCCGTTCTACAGGGACTGGCAATTCTGGACCGGCGAAGGCGTGATCGTGTCGGCCTGGCTCGTCAACACGGCCGCGACGAATTACACCGAGCGCAACATTCACGGCTGCTGCTACGTGGACAACATGCCGTATGGAAAATCGTGGAACGCCGGCATGGCCGCGATCGGCATCGCGTCGGCAACTGGCTTGAACCTTCTTTCGCGCAAGCTCGGAAAGAAAGACCCGTCAAAGTTTTGGAGAACGCTCTCGAAGTGGAGTGTGCCGGCGGTGACGGGCGCAATGCTCGCGAAGGATTCCGCGGACAAGTACCGCACCGGACACGGCGAACAATAAAAACTTTTTGCGCTCTCGCGCACTCGATCGAGTCGGAGTCTCGTTAAACCGAAAACTCGAACGCGAGCAACGCAATGCACCAAGGCGACTACGGTCGCTCACTACACCTGCAACATACGGCAGCAGCGAAGCCGGCTGATTCAGGCAGCAAAACGCACAGGGTAAGTCCAAGACCAGAGGAGTAGCCACATGGCTGCTCTACAAGAAGCGAGCGTCCAAGCTGTCGAACTCGAGACAGTGAGGGAGGAAGTCCCCGATTTGATGTTGACGGAGGACACCTTCTACGCTCGCCTGAAAAAGGCGGGACGTGTGTTGCCCATGTCGACATCGACGGGCGGCAGCACGGGTTCCACATTTGATTCAACGGGTCGTCCTTCGCTGCGCATTCCGATGAGGATTGCCGCGGGGAGCACCCACCAGCAGTTTTCGGCCGACGGCGGCGACATGGGTCGCGGCACTGGGTCGTTTTACGCGGCTCAGTTCCTCACACCGATTTCGTTTTCCGAGGCGTGCGAAATCACTGCGCAGGCACTGTGGTCGACCGAGACCGGAAAAAAGTCTCGCGTCCAAGTCAAAGCCAGTGAATTTACGCATACGTTGGAGCAGTTCAAAAGTAACCTCGACGCCGATCTCCAGGGCGATGGCTCTGGAACATTGGCGACGGTTACGACACCGAGCTCCGCGAGCGGTCCTGCTGGACCTTCGTTCTCGAACATCATCGTCAGCAACGCCAACCAATTTTTTGACAACCAAGTGGTGCAGGTTTTCCCGAGCGTCGGTGGCGTAAGCCGCGGCAGCTTTCAGATTTCGTATGTCGATGGCGTAGTCAATACGATCTGGAGCTCCACTGCTCTTCCCGCCGGCACAACCTCGGGAGATTTGCTCGTGGTGAACGGTGCATCTGGCGGCGCGAATACTTCGATCATGGGGATTCGTGCGTACCAGGTGAACGGAAATTCCGGCACGCTGAACGGTTTGGCGCGCAGCAATTTCCCTGGCCGACTCTCGACGCCGACAGTGAACCTGAACGGCGCCGCGATCACCGTGCCCATCGGACGCCTCGTGGTGTCGAAGATTGCGCTCGCACTCGGAAACGAGACACCGGCTCTCGCCGATTTCGTTTGGTACTGCAACGTTGACCAGGCTGCCGCGGTGGAAAACCTCGCCATCCAGGTCGCGATCGCCAACCAAAATGAAATTAAGGGCGACTCGTCGGTGGACATGCTGAAAAAGTACACGCCGGCGACGTTCGTCGGATACGACATCATCAAATCCGTTCACGCTCTTCCAGGGCGTGTCGACGGGCTTTGCCTAAAGTATTGGGGTTTGGGCGAGCTCAAGGCCGCGGACTTGTACGACGTAAACGGCCAAACTGTTTTCCCGACAATCGGGGCCTCTGGTGGAATCAACGCCTCCACGGTGTTCTATTTTGTGACGAGCTTCAACGTCTTCAATAGCAACGTCCGCGCCGGCGCTTTCATCAGCAATGCTCAGATCCCAACTGGTTACTTCAGCTAGACTTAGTAGCTGAATCCATGTCGAAAAAGGCCGGCTTCTAACCTCCGTCGCACGAGTTCGGGAGCCGGCCACAAAAATCGGGCATTTGGGCAATAAGTCCTTTGTTTGCGAATTGTTCTTCGTGAGAACAATTCACCCCAGTCACCCCAGTTTTGAAAATCAGGATCAGGAGATCGAAATTGGAACGCAGAGAACTGCTGAAGTTGTTCAGCCTCGCGCCGGTAGTCTCGTCGATCAAAGGCACGGCGGTCGAAGGCAAAAAGATCGAATCAGGGCATTACATGCTTTTCTACAACGCCGCGGCGATCGACATCGGGGCGCTCCTCGATAACTGCCGGCTACCCGACGGCGTGACCATGGATTTCATCTCCTGCAAGCTTTTCAACGGCGAGGTGATTGACGACGTAGTGCGAATCTACAGAGTGGAGAATCCATGATCAACATTGTTCCTCTTGGCGATCGCGTGCTCTTGAAGCGCGTCGACGAAGATACAGAAAAAAAGGGCAGCTTCTACGTGCCCGACATTGCGCAGGTGAAATCGAGCCGCGGCAAAGTCTTCGCGGTCGGAGAAGGAAGGGTCGTCGGCGATAAGCTTCTTCCGATTCCGCTCGAGATCGGTGATGAAGTGCTGTTCAGCAAGTACGGCGCGGTCGAGGTGAACGTCGACGGCGTCGACCTCCTGGTGCTGCGCTACGACGAGATCTATTTCAAGGTGCCGCTCGTCCTGGTCGCACCACCCGAGTACGCGATCTTCAAAGGCAACGGATGAGTTGGACGATCCCAGGCAGAGAAAAACGCTTTCCGGCGCGCGAGTATGTCGACCACATCAACCGCATCGGCGGGATGAACCGCTACAACGAGCCGAACTTCAAGATCGTATGGGGACAAAACGAAACCGATCTCGTTTACGGCGTCGACGGAAACGGCAAAAAGGGCCAGCACATCATTCTGAAGCACGACGGGATCCCGGCCTGGTTCATCGACTGCTGGAAGCCTCCGGAAATTATCCCGCCGGAACTGTGGTATGCGGTGACCTGGGACTGGGAAGCGGATGCACCTGGGATCGGACAGTATCCAGAGCGCGGCATGTACATCCCGGCGCCGTTCAATCTTTTCGTTCGTAGCTTCAAGGGCGATCGCATGATAATCGACGCGATGCCCTTGACCCACTGGGTGATCGATCTCTTCGTCCCGAATTTGTTGAAGGAACAGGAATCGACTTATGCACAGCGAAAGGCCGCAATCGAGCAGCGAATGGCCGCAGAGAGAGACCGAGCAGCTCGACAGGCTTACGACATCTATATCAACTCTGGTCTTGCTTTTGGTGGCCGAGCAGGTACTCATGAGTCTAATCATGAGCGTTGGGAACAACGCATCCGAGAGAAGCAAGCCGGAATGAAAGTTTCGCGGGACGAGATTGTCCGTAGGAAAGGCCTCGGCCACCGCGTAGTGCTGTAGAAATTCCAAAAACAAATCAGGAGGAAGTAAATGCCACACGACACACCTGTGGCCTTGCGCGAAGCGCGTCTGCGCGAGGAGAGCATGAACGGGCAGTTGCTGTACACGCCGGATAACGCTTCGTTCAGCGCGGATCCGCCGTACAAGGTTTACGTCTTCAACCTCGGCCCGACGCGACACATGGTCGAGAAGGGAAGCTGTGGAACATTTGTGATTCCCGCGTGCGATCCCGACCAGGCGATCTCGAACCCGCTCGTGCTTCCGAGCGTGGTGAGAGATTCGTTCTTCGTCGAACAGGAAATGAAGACGCACTCGGTCTCGGGCGAATTCATGGCCCAGGACATCGTGCATCCGATCACGAGCGGCGGAAAAAGTTGGTGGAGTTTTGGCGCCAACCTGGACGATCTCGGTGTGTTTTACACGCGCAACGAAACGCCCACCGAGCAAGAGATCGCTGCCGCGCGCGAGAAAATGGAAACGACGTATCGTAAACTTTTAGCAATGGCGAGTTCGATCGAAGCTGCTGGCAGAATTGATGACATCACACCGCTCATGCGGATCGCGGCCAGCTATTTCGGTGAAGATCGCAGCTGGAACCGCATTTACAAAAAGACGACAGAATGCCCAGGCTGCGGAGAACCTGCCAAACAGGGAATCATTCGCCATCCTTGCGGCTTCATTTTCGATCCCGATCGCGCGCTGTTGGCCGGCATGATCGGGCCCGAGCTACACGCCCAAATGCTCAAGCTCCGCAAGGCAGAAGGAGCTCCAGGGCCCAAAGTAGCAGCACCTAAAATTTCCAAGTAAATCCCACGATCTTCGGGGAGCGGCAGTCCTGTTCTGAGCCACCTGATCTCAGCCCAACAGGCACTGGGTGTGTTTTGAGAGAGAGCACACTATACCGCTCCCCGTCGCTTTTTTGCCAGAGGGGAGATTCCTGTAGATGTCCGACGTCGTCCAGACCGGCACATATCCGATCGCCGAAAACGTAATGCTGCTCGCTCGAGCCGTCATCAACGACATGTTAAGAACGACGGCCGGCGCGATCCTGGTCGACACCGCACCGTTCACCGTCCATTTCCTGAACGCCGCGATTCGCAAGACGCAACGCTACCTATCAGTGAACGGGCTGTATTCCCAGGTGGTCGACAACGCCATCCTGACGCCAGTGACCGCGGTCGCGAGTCAAGATCCCGCCGTGCAGGTTTTCATCAGTCAGAACGGCTACTACGACGGCGTGGCAACGCACTCGAATGTGGTGCTGCCGCCGGATCTGATCTTGCCGCTCGCAGTCGCGCAGCGCGTCACTGGTAGCGGCGCGCAGTTCATCTTTATGGAGCCGGCCAGAGGGCCGCTCATGTCGAGAGTTCCTGGGCCGTATTTCGGCGACTGGGAATTCAGAGGCGATGGCCTGTACCTGAACGGCTGCACCAACTCGATGGATCTCAGGATCCGCTACGAGCAGGCGATCGGCCGCATCGCCGCCAACGCAAATTTCTCGCAGGTAAGCATTCCCATTCGCGACGGCGAGGATGCCCTCGGTTGGGGCGTCGTCTCGATCTACGCCGCGTCACGCGGAGCCGCGCAGCGCGCCGAGGCCAAAGCCATGTGGCTCGAGGAGTGCGACACGTTGATTAGTCGCTATGTGCGCGCCGGCCAGCGCATCGCAGTCCGACCGAAAGGATACGCAGCCGGTGGCGGCACGATCGACGGCGCGCTCAGTGGAGACTATCGATGAGCACACGCTACGACGGCCGCGTCCAAGACATCCAGGGCAATGCGCTCCAGGGCGCCTCGATCGCCGTGCTCACGCAGCCGGCCGTCACGACAACGCAGCCAGGCTCTCCGCTCGCTTCGATCTTCACTGCGGCGGTCAGCAACGCCAATTCGATCACGGCCGCGGTGTGGTCGAATCTCACGCAGCAGATCACCTTCACGTTCGGATCGACGCCGAGCTCCGACGTCGTTGCAGGTTCCTACTTCAGCGTCACCGGCGCCACGCCGGCCGCCTACAACGGCTTCTGGCAAGTCGTTTCGGTCTCGGGCCTGAACGTCGTCGTCACCACGCCTTTCACCCTCGCACCAATCTCGAATCCTGGCACGTTCCTCGGCGGTGGCATCACCGCGAGCTCCGCGCTGCCGAATCCGTTCTTCTCCGATCAGTTGGGAAATTTCTTCTTCTACGTGACGCCAGGCGTGTACACGGTCCAGATCTACGACACCGTGGGACGCATCCAGACACAACTCGTCCTGGCGGATCAAACGATCGTCGCTGGCGGCGCCGGATCTGGCACGGTTACCTCGATCGCGCTCTCGATGCCGCCTGAGTTCAGCGTATCAGGTTCTCCGATCACCGCGGCCGGCACACTCACCGTCGGCAAACTGACGGAGCCGGCGAACCAGGTGTATGCGGGTCCATCTTCAGGAGCTCCTGGCGCGCCGGCATTCCGTTCGCTTGTGCCGGCGGACTTTCCTGCCGGCGTCGGAACTGTAACCAGCGTGGGTCATACGCTGACAGTTCCAGCCTCGATTATGGGTGCGGTTACGGTCGGCCAGCCAGTCACGACTACCGGCGTGATCGCGGACACGATCAGCTTGGTCAATCAGAACGCCAACACCGTGTGGGCCGGCCCGAGCTCGGGCGCCGCCGCGGCGCCGGCTTTCCGATCGCTCGTGGCGCAGGATCTCCCGTTCACAACTACTTCGCTCACGAGCGTGCAGCTGCTCGCGCTGCAGACAACATCCGTCGTGCTGGTGCCGGCGCCAGGCGTCGGCTTCGTCATCGTCCCGACGATGATCGTCATTAAGTTCTACGGCGGCGGCGCAGCCTATACCGATGCTGGAGGCGCGGTGCAATTCACAAACAGCGGCGTCGTCGCAGCACTCGCGTCGAATGCGCTGTTTCTCGTGACCACATCGCCGAACCGCAGGATTCAATACTTCCCCTGGCCGGGAGGAACTTCGACCGCCGGCAATCCGCCGCCTGAAGACAATCAGCCGCTGCTGATCAACAAAGTCACAAACAATTTCGCGGCGGGAACAGGCACCGCAACGATTTTCACTTGGTACTACGTCGTTCCAACAACCTGAAAGGTCCAACAGGAGGAAACAGTGGCAACCGCAACAATTAAATTCAATCCGCATCCGCAGCTACTCACGGGGAAAGGAGACATCGACCAGCAAACGGTCACGTATTTGGGGACCGTCACGTTCTCGGCCGCGACCGATACATACGCGACCGGCGGCCTCGCGGCGCTCGCTGGCTTCGGTCTTTCGAGCCTCGGGCCGTACTCGGATCGCACGCCGATCGTGATCTATCTCGAGTCGCTGATCGGGTCGGGCTGGTGGTATCTGTGGAACGGCAACGCCAACTTGCTGAAAATCATTTCCGCGGCCGGCACCGGAACCACGGCTCCGACGGAAGTGACAAATGCTACCGCGTTGAACGCGACCACGCCGCAGATCTTCACCGATTCAGTCGCCTTCGAGGTTCGATTCCCGCGCCACTAAAAAATGGACAACGTTCTCGACACGCAGGGCGTCCCGCTCGTTGTGTTTGGCGGGGCCGTGCCGGAGCTCGCACCGGAGGACTTACCAGAGGGCGCCTCGCCATTCAATCAGGATTGCGACTATAACCCAGGGTCTGTCTTCACGCGCGGCGGCAGAACGACGCAGCACGTCTACTTCAACTTGAACGCGACCGGCACCGCCCAGGCCGGTCTCAGCGTTCCCGGCCCGAATGCTCCCTTCGAGGCCGCCTGGCTGAATCCGAGCTACGTCACCACCAACGATCCCACCACTCCGCGCTACGCGCAGGTTACGCTCAACCAATCCACAAACGTCTCGAACCTCGTTCAGTACAACACCGTCGTCGTAAATTCTCCCGCCACGATTTTCAGCGGCAGCTTCAACAAAGCGGTCACCGCCGGCAACTACGTCTTCATCGCGTTTTTCATCAACGATCCGAATGTGTCCGCCGGCGTTGAAGCGCCGTGGGTGACGCAGTGCGTCGACGATAAGGGACAGCTCTGCAATCACGTCACAAACGACACGACGGGCCCGAATTTTAATACTCCCACCTATCACCAGAACGTCGGCTTTTTATGCACGCAGACCAAAGCGAACGGCGGCGCGCAGACCTTCACCTGTACGGTCCAGAACTGGTACACGTCGCTGCCGATCCGGCCTTGCGCGTACACCATGACGCTCATCGAGATTCAGGACACCGCGAACGCCGGCAATTTCGATCCGTTGATGATCGGCAAAGGAACGGTTGACGATCAGGCCGGCGGCGGGACGGGTTTCACGACCTTCGCGAACAATCTCTGGACGCAAAACGGTTTGATGATCGGCGTGCTCGCCGCGGACAACTTCCAATCCGGCGCCTCGCCTTACCAGATTCCCGGCGGATACTTCTTCTACAACACCGGCTTCCAGATTCCTTTCGACAACTACTACACCGCGACGGGCTTCTACAAAGAAGTCGCGATCATCGGCCGCAACTTCATGGAGCCGTTCAGCATGAACGGCAGCGCCATCACGGTGTGCGGCGTGCCAAACACCACGCAGGCAAACGGCTCGACCGTGTTCATTTGCCTCGGGATGAACCATCCGCCGAACGTTTCCCATCCCGGTCTCTTGCCGACAGGCGTCGATCAACTCGCAACGACAAACATCCACATTCGCACCAGCATCGCGATCCCGACGCAAAATCTCGTTTGGCCTTCGATCACGCCCACGGTAAACGGCACGATTTTCTACATGGCGTCGTTCAGCCCGAGCCCGAGTACGCAAGGGCCGAAAGGCGACGGCGCGCCTGCCTACCCGCTCGGCTGGTCTGGCGGCAGCTATCTCCAAGCCGGCCAGCAAGGCACTTGGTATGTCGGTCCCGGCGTGGCCGGCGTGCCTACGGGCAACAACTCGTATGCGGTGGTGAACACCTGGGGACCGGCCAATGGCGACGTGTACGCCACGCTGACCTGCTTCAACATCGCCGGCCTTACCACATCGCCGGCGCCGTTCTTGCAGACGCTGCAGAACAACAATACGCAATTCCTCAACCCGAACGGCGTGACCCAGGGCAGCACGCTGATCTTCGCGAACTACACCAACACGAACGGAGCTTTCAACATCTCGAAAGTTTCCGACAACATGGGCAACACCTGGACGAAAGTGTCCTCGGTGGTAGCTCCCGGTGCGTTCATTTTCGGAAGTCCGAGCACCATCTATCAGGACATCTGGATCGCGCAGAACATTGTCGGTGCGCCGCCGAACTACCTCGTCGTCACGGTCAGCGGCTCGGCGGTTCCTAACGCAGTCATCTTCGAGATTCAGGGCGCGGTGCCTGTGTCGCCGGCGCAGAACAATTCTCAAATTCTAGAATCTATTAATTTCGGACTTACCGTCCCACCGACGCAGGCGGTGCTTGGCACGCAGCTGGTCATTTCCGGCCATCAGAGCGGCACGGCGCGCACGGTGCCCAGTCAGTTCGTTCAGTACCTGAATTTCACTCAGAATTCGCTCGTCTCGCCGCCATTCTCGATCACCTTCCCGAAGCCGACAACCAAGGGAAACACGGTCATCCTGTTTTGGTTTGTGCATGATCCCAACGGGACCGTCGAACAGTGCAAGCTCGGCGCCTCGACCGATGCGAACGGCACCGCGGCCGATCTCTTCAACACCAACTACAGCACATTCGCGTTCAACGATTTCGCCGCGATCTCGGCCTGGTACAACGTGAAGGGCGGCGTCTCGACCTACTCGGCAACATTCCAAACCAACGCGGCCGCGCCGATCTCGGCCAGTAACTACAGCGTATGGGCGATCGAAGCCACCGGCACTGACAACGCATTCAACCCGCTCGATATGTGGCAGACGGAAAACACGCCGTCGCAAAGCGGAGTTCTCGAGTCGACTCCCGGCACATTCGTCGTGAACCGCACCAACTGCATCATGCTCTCGGCCACGCAGATGTGGGGCAACGCGACACAAGGTTTCACGCTTGCCTATTCCCGAGGCGGTTACTACGCGGACGTGCCGCAATCGATGCGCATCCTGTCCGAGTACACGCAGGCGGCATCGAATTCGGCGCAGTACTACAAGCAAGGAATGCTCTCGGCCGCGATCTTCACCGCGAATCCGCGCCAGGGCGGCTTCGACAACTACTTCAACAGCCAGATGCTGAACTGGACGCAGCTGCAGACCGCGTTCGGCAACACCGTCTATCCGACTCCGAACTGGAGTGCCAGCTACGTTGTGATCGCGTTCAAGCCGCTGCAGACCGGCTTCTTCAATTCGCCGCCGGCACTCGACAACCCCGGCCCGATCGGCGTGTCCACCGGCTACACCGGAAACAGCGGAGGCGCGACGTCGACCGCGATCGTCTGGCCGACGATTCCCGGTGCCGCGCCTGGCGTGCAAATGATGGCCATCTGCGCGGTGCTGCAATATCCCTCGCAGTCGAACGCGCCCTACGTCTATCCCACCTATCCCCTCGGCTACTTCGACACCTATTTCGGCGGCGCCGGCGGCCAGCAATTCGGCGCTGGAGTCCTCTCGGTTTTCACTGCTCCGGTTGGTGCAGGGCTCACGCCGACAGCGACAGTCGAGCCTCCAAACGTCGCCTGCTACTGGTTGGCGCAAACCGTCACGTTCCAATATGTCGGAAATTTCTCGTCCTTTTGGGTGAACCACGCGGACCAGGCGCAGACAGTTTCCGCTCCTGGCGGCAACTTCAACATCAACTCCGGCCTGGTGAGCAGTTCAAACGTTACGGCCGGCAACATGATTCTCGTCGTGCTCGGCGTGCAGAACGTCGCCGGCACAGGGCTTGTGATCAATTCGGTCACCAACGCCGCAGGAGACACCTTCTCGCAGATCAGCCAGGGCACCGCCGCGAATGGCGCCGGCGGAATGTACATGAGCATGTGGGTCTGTACGAAGGCCAACGGACTGAACAAGCTGACCGACACGGTCGTCAACGTCACGGTCAGCACTGGCAGCTACACCTTCGCGGGAGTCGCCTACGAAATCCATGGCGGCACAAACCCTGCGACGGTCGCAGGGACGCCGATCGATCCCTCCGCGCATCTCACCGTGCAACTCGCGAACGTGCCAGGAGCTCCGAGCTACAACTTCAATCTGCCGGCGAACGATGGCTCGGTCTTCATCGGATCGGCGTTAACAAATCCTTTCGGAATAATTCCGCTGAACGCCGCCTCGGTCGACGCGAGCTCGCTGCAGTTCAACATCACCGCGACGGAAAATTCTTTCGCCGGTCCCGCGAACTTCTACATCTACGCGATTCAGCTGCTGGTGTTCCTCACGCCGAATCCGAGCGCCAATTTCACGTGGATTAAAACCTACCAGCAGACCGACGGCGAGGTGGACACACTCGCGTTGGACGCCGCCGGCCGACTATGGGATGAGGATGTTGATACGAATCCTGGCACGTTCAGCAACATCTCGACAAGCATCCTGCCGAACACCTACGCGAAGGGCGTGACGTTCGCCGACATCGAGTACATGTGCTTCAGCAATTTGCTCAACGGCACCGACGTCCCGAGGCAATGGAACGGAACGAATCTCGATCGCATTTCGCAGCAGGGCCCTGGATGGTATCCGCAGGCCTCGACCACCACCTCGGGCGGCAACATTCCGATCCAGACCATCGTGCAATCTCCGAAGGTGCAGATCCGCCGCATCGCATTCGGCACCGCGGGATCTCCGAACGATTCAACGCCTGGCAATTTGCTCGTGATTTACGGCGAGGGCCGCGATGGTCCGCCGGTCGCGTACTCAACCTTGCAGCCGTACACGGCGACATTTGGCTCGGGCACCAACGTTGTGTTGAGCGGCATCACGGTGCCCTTCCCGCGCAAAGACGGCGGAACTTTGCCGTACAACCTGAACGGCACCTACCAACTCCAGGGCAACGCATCGCTGCAATATGTCGGCGGCAATGAGCTCTGTCCCACATTCGATCTGCCTTCCCCGACGACGACCTGGGCGTACTCGGCGGACTACGGTAGCGGCGGCGCGCCGACAAGCAATTGGTTCTTCCAATCGTGCATCGTCACGATGACGACGCAGCAACCGCTTCCGAACGTGGGAGTAGGGAGCTCGTTCCAGATCACCGGGACCGGCGGTGGACCGCCAGCCGGCTACGACGGCACGTGGGTTTGCCTGACGACGACGAACTCGGTGCAGATGACCATCAACTCCGCATCGATCACGAGCGGCGTGGCGCAGTATTCCTACACGCTTGTGCCGCCATCGCCGGCGCCGACAGTTGGACAGATTGTGACGATCACGAACTGTCTGAACGGCTATGGCAACGGAACCGATCCGACCATTTTCAACGGCACGTTCACGATCGCCTCAGTCGGCGGCGGAAACTTCACAGTTGGAATTCCGAAGTCGATCGACATTCCGATTCAGACGCAAACGGGATCGCCGCAGGCCACTGCGGTCGTTGGCGGCACGGTGTTCACCTTCGACGCCGGCCAGATTGTCACCGGCTACACCGGCAGCGGCGGCTCGGTTGTGCAGCAGGGTGTTACCGCGACCGGCCAGCGAAAAGTTTGCTACTCGTTTTTGACGCGCTCTGGATTCCTGACGCAACCGTCGCCAATTTATACCTTCAACGTCACCGCCGGCGGCGCGATCAACGTCACCGGCCTTTCGCCTGGGCCGTCGAATGTCGTCGCGAGGGTTGTCTTCTTCACCGGGGCGAACGGCGGCAACTTCTTCTGGATTCCGCAAGACGTCGACGTGGTTGTCGGCGGCGTATTGCAGCACAACACCAAAACGATCGTCAACGACAACACATCGACCACCGCGCAATTCAACTTCTCCGATACCGTATTGTTGACCGGCCTCGCGATCGACATTCCCGGCAACAACTTGTTCAACTGCATCGAGCTCGGCAGCTGCCGCGGTCTCACGACTTACGCCTCGCGCATGTTCGCCTGGGGCGAACAACTGAAAATTACGAACTTGCGCAACACGAGTTTCGACGGCGGCTTCACAGGGCAATTCGTCGCCGGCGCGAATGCCTCGACGCCGCTCGGTTGGACCTACGATCCGAACTTTGGCAGCGGAGGCCTCCTGCTGCTCTCCTCTCCGACTTTCGGCTGGTCGTATCAGATCAGCAATACGGGCGGCGTGCAGTCGGCCTGGGGAATGATCACGCAGGGCGCCTACCAGGATGAGTTCCAGGTCCCGATCATCCAGGCCGCGACACTCTACTCCATTCGCGTCACCGCGATGTCGACCGCGCCGATCGCGAGCGGCAATCTGATCGTCGATCTCTTCGTCCCTTCGACCCTGCAGCAGGTGGGCGTGTTCAGCCTGCCGCTCAGTTCACTCGGACAAACGATGCAAATCTTCACCGGCACGCTGCTGACGAGAGTGATGCAGCCGGTGCCGAAGGATTTGGTGATCAGAGTTTACGCGCAGAACATTCCCGGCACTCCCACCTCGACGATCCAGATCGATCGCATCGAGCCGTTCCAGACGCTGGTGCCGTCGAACACCACCGCGCTCAAGGGCTCGTATGTGAACAACCAGGAATCGTTCGATTTGATCACCGGCGTGACGGGACCTGCGCAAAATATGCAGCCCATCAATGCCGCCGCGGAGCTCTTCGATTTGTTGTACGTCGTCAAAGAACGGTCCTGGTTCAGCACAAGCGATAACGGCGTCACCGAACCGAATCGATGGAACTACAAGGAAGTGAGCAACAAGGTCGGCTGCATCGGGCAGAACGCTTTCGATTACGGCGAAGGCTGGATGATGACGGCCGATCGCGAAGGTGTTCACTACTTTGAGGGCGGCGAACCGATCAAGGTCTCGCAGGAAATTCAGCCCGTTTGGGACAGCATCAACTGGCAATACGGCTACACGATCTGGCTCAGAAACGATCCCGAGCAGCGGCGCTTCACGGTCGGCATCCCGATCCCGACTCCGAACCAATGGATGCCGGAATTCCCGGTAAACAGCAACCCGACGACGCCGAACGTAATTCTCAGCTGCAACTATCGCGAGTTGAACACGGGCACCGCGATCGCGCAGACGGGCCCGATCAAATCAACGTACATGGGCCGGCTGCTGAGTCCCGAGCCGGCGAGAAAATGGTCGTTCTGGAATATCGCGGCGCCGTACTCGGATTTCGTTTCGCGAAACAATTCGCAGTGGCCGCAGTTTTACTGTACCGGATACGGGGACAACAAAGTCTTCGCGCTGCTTGCGAGCTCGCTCGCTGACGATGGCGGCGCGATCAACTCCTACTGGATTTCGTATGGATTTGTGAAACCGGAAATGGCCGATGCCAAGGGGCTCGGACTTTTCCGCATGACCTTCCCGTATCTCACCGTGCTCGCGACGGGCACGGGCACTCTCAACACCTACGTCTATCCCGAGAGTCCGTTCAACACTCCTTACGCGCTCGATCAGCTGGCGCTGCCGGCGCAGTCGCAAGGTGACTTGGAGTTGGGAGTGAACGTCAAAGGCAATCGGTTTTTTGTGAGGGTGGGCACCAACGCGGTCGGCAGTGCATTCCGCGTCTCGAAATTGGTTGTGCCGCTTGTGCCCGATACCTGGTCACCAATCCGCGGTTGGAATTCAATCACCGCGTGATGCTCCCCGAATGGATCCAGGTTGGTCTAGCCCTATCTGGTGTGATCTTCATCGCCGGCGGCGCCTATCGACAGCTTCGCCAGATCAGTTGGATGCGCAGAGACATAAACGGCATCGGTGCGCGACTCCGCGACGAGCGAGCCGCACGCATTCGGTGTCACTACGCGATCCTCTTGCTTACGCCGCGGGAGGATCAGCAACGGATGGCGGAGTTTTTGAATGACGGGGACGAATCATGATCGACGGTTCGCAATTTCTAAAGCTGATCAAGAACAAGGATCCGCATTTGGGAATGCTGCTCGAGGGCTGGTTCGATCAGATCAACACCGCGTTCAACCATCTCGGGATGGACACGCGCGGGAAGAACAGTCCGCCATCGCCGATCGCGAGCCTGAACGTTGCGGCCGGCAGCGATCATGTTCACGTCACGATCAACGACACGGCGCCCTTGAATAAAAACATTCAATATTTCGTCGAGTGGTCGGCGAATGATCCGAGCTTCTCTCAGCCGCATGTCGAGCACCTGGGCGCCTCGCGCGGCAAGGTGCTGCCGCTGCCGGCGAAGACCGGCGGTGGCGTTACGCAGAACTACTATTTCCGCGCATACAGCCAGTACCTCGGTTCGGATGCGCAACCGAAGCAGGCCTACTGGGGAACGAAGTACGCGCCCACCGCGGTCACGCTGACCGGGAGCTCGCAGCTGACGCTCCTGCCGAGCCAGGGATCCGGCACCGCGCGATCCGACGGCACGCAAGGCGGCGCAGGCCTTGGGTCGGTGACTCAACGTCCGCTCGTCACGCAGAAACGCGCGCCGGCGCCGGCGGTGCGCTGATGCACATCCGCGAATACAAGCCGGAAGATCTCGAAGCCATCAAGAAGATGCACGGCAAAGATTACGTGATGCCGTCGCCAGATCACCCGCTGATGATCGTAAAAAAAGTGATGGCCGACGAAGACGATGTGGCGCGCCAGGCGATATTCGGAAGGCTGTTCATCTCCGCGCTGCTCTATGTCGATCACGAGTGGAAGACGCCGCAGGAGCGCCTCGACGCGCTGATATGCCTGCAAAAAGAAGCGATGGATGCCGGCCGCAGTGCCGGTCTTGATATTGCGCTGACCCAAATGGAAGGACGTTTCGCGCAGCGCATGCAGCAATTGGGATGGGTTCGAGGTTGGGGCGAGGTGTTTCTCCATGTTCTATAGACGCACAAGTCGAAGGGTGGTCGACGATCCGATCGCGGGTACGCAGCCGATCGCCGGCATCAAGGCAGCAACAAGCGCAGCAAAACAGGCGGCAGACACCGCGTCACGAACGGGCGCCGGCTACGGCGAAGGCGCCGCGGGAATCGGCGGTGACCTTGTGCCCGAGCTCAAGGCCGACGTCACAAACCCGCAGGGGTTCAAGCCTGCGCAGGTGAACGACATGCTGGTGAAAGGCCTCGAGGGCGCCGGCGGCGCCGCGGGTGGGATTGCCGGCGAAGCAGGACTGCGAGCGGCGCGATCGCGCAATGTCGGCGCCGGGACGACCGGCGTGCTCGACGAAGCGGCACGCGAAAAGATGCGCACGAGTGCTGGAGTCGGTCTCGATGTCTCAACGAAAAACGCGATGCTTCAGCAACAGCAACGCGCCAGTGCGTTGAAGCAACTCGAGGGAATGTACAACACGGATGTCGGCGCGCAGCTGAAGGCGCAATCGCTTGTGCCCGAGGACATCGACGCCTGGAGCAAGGCGAACCAAACAGGGTGGCTACAAAATACCGAATCGGTAATCGACACGCTGAAGCCGAGCGGAACCGCAGGGCCGGTGAATTTCGGATGATCGCCTATCTCGGCAGAGTTCTCGACGCTCTCGACCAACTCGGCAACGCGATTATCGGTGGCAGTCCCGTAGAAACCATCTCGGCTCATTCCTTTCGCGCCGCCAAGAAGGGCAACCCTTTGGCCCAGGTCGTTGTCGATGTGCTCGACGAGATCATGCCCAATCACGGCCGCATAGCGGCTCAGGATGTCCTGGCGCGCGCCGAGGCAATTGCAGCGATCGAGAAGGAAGCACTCGGGTGACCTATGGCATACGACGACGATCAACTTCCATCAATTCCACCGCGAAGGCCTGGTAGGCCTGGAATCGACTACCCGAGGCCAAACGAAGATCCTGATTGGTCTCGAGGGCCGAGCCGCGTTTATGTTTCGCCTGGGGCAGGAACATTTCCCACCACGAGCTCGTCGCCCGTCGGCAAAGGCAGCGGTCGTCCTTATCCGAAGACCATCTCGAGCGAAGAATCATTCCCGTACTACAGCAATCTCGACGGCGGCTATCGCGGCGATCCCTACAGAGAGCGCGAGAAGGCGCCGCCGGATAACGGTCAGCTGCCGTTCATACCGAGCGGAATGCCGGATCAGGAACATCGCGCTGGCGCGATTGTTCCCATAAACAATGACGAGGCCAGCCGCGCGAGCCGCGAGGATCGGGGCGAGGGGCCGAACCTGCCGTTCCGCGCCGACAACAGCAAACCGATCGGGCCGAGCCTCGAGGCCGAGCACAGGCCGCCGCCGGAAATTCCTAGCCTGGATCAGCAGCTGCGCGAACGCGATGCCGAGCTCTACGCGAAAGTGCATCCGGTCGCGAAGCACGGTTGGGGAAGATTCGGCCAGGTGATGGGCCGCATCGGTTCAGACGCTGTGGACGCGGCGTTTCCGAACGTGATGCCCAACATTCCCGGCACGCGCGAACAAGCCGGCCACGAGCTCTACAACATTCGCGATCAGTTGCAGCGTGAAGAAGCACTCGGCATCGAGCGAGAGAGAGCCGGCCTGCCGAAGCTAACGCAGCTTCAACGTTGGGGCGATATGCCAGACGGCACCCGCGTCACTCAGATCGGCGTGGAAACCCCTGGCCGCGGCGTGCGATTCGAGGAGCCTGGGCCACACATGCTTGAGCGCATGCCGGAAACGCCCGAGAAGCCGGCAGCGCAGCCAACACCTGGAACGATGCCGCCGATCCCGCAGGAGCTCACGCCGGGAATTCCGAAGCAGATCGCGCAGGCGCCGCAGTTCATCGCGCCACCAGTGCCTCAGAAGAAGCAGCAACCGACGCAATGGAACTACGGAGCTCCGACCGCCGGCCAGCGTCAGATGTCGCAGCAGGAGATCGCCCAGGAGAACGCCGCGAACCAGGAATATTGGAACCGGCTCGAGCAGACGAAACCTTTCCCCGATACGATCACGCTCAAACCAGGCGCAACCGAAAATGATGCGGTGCGCGTCCAGGGGATGCTGAAGAACATGGAGAGCGCTGGACGACTGCGTTCAAATGACGAGTTCAACCACCAGATGGCGGAAGATCGCAAGCAGCGCGAAGAGGAAGCGCAGGCGCTACGCCAGCAGGCCGCCGACGAAAAGATGGTTCACGCGGTCGACAATCACAACCGCGTTCACTACATGAGCCAGGGCGACTACAACGCGCACCAGGCCGACTTCCATCCGCATCCGTTCACGCTGGCGCCAGGCGAATACCAGAAGGCACTCGAGAGCGCCACGCGCGTCAACGAAATGCAGGCGCGCATGAACGGCATGGCGGAAGCCGCGCGCGAATTCAATTGGAAAGATTCCGGCCAGCTGTCGATCGTGTCGCAACTCGTGAACACGCTGAACGGGCCAAGCTGGTTCGGGCGCACGGTGGGGATCGATCCGTTTAAGTGGCTCAATGAGCAGTTCATGACCAAGCCAGGCGCAGAAGGCGCCACGCCCGAGACGCGCAACTACATCGCGAATCTGCTTTCACTCCGCGAGGCGATGCTCGCGCTGCCGAAGGAAATCACCGAGGGCAGCCGCATGACCGAGCAAGGCGTCGGCGCGCTCTACGCCACGCTGCCGGCCGGCTGGACGCCGAACTACGCCTGGGCGATCACGCAGCTCAGGCTCACGCAAGCGATTCTCGATCGCGACCGCGGAACGAAAGTGCCGATCATCGACGGCATGCGCGAAGACAAAAAGACACCGCTACTCTATCGATTCTCCGCGACAACGAAAGACGGGAAGCACCAATTCTTCTCCGATGACAAACGCGAGTGGATTGACGAAAACGGCGATCGCGTAGAGAGACCGAGGTAATCGATGCCGCCTCAGGATGATCAGAAAAAAAACAACGGAGAGTGGATACCGGAAGGCGCGGTACTTGACCAGGACCGCGACTATCCCGAGGCCGGTCCACCAGGGTCTCCTCGTGTCCCGCCCAGACAGGAGGAGACGACCTGGATGGACACGGCGCGAAGATCGTATCACTACGTCGTCGATCCTGTGACCAACGCGATGCGCGCCTGGGCCGCGAAAGATTTACCCCCACCGCGGTTGCCGGAAGGACAACAGGCGCAGCCGGGAGCAGAGCCCCTGGTCCCCACCAAGGCACCGCCCACAACTGCGCCGGCAAAGCCGACTCCGCAGAAGCCGGCCGGTAAGAGTTTACGAGACACGCTCGAGAACGCATACATGGGTCCGCCGCTCACGGAGGAAGAGCAGCAGAAGTGGTACGGCTTCACGCCGCGCGCGATCCGCCGCTCGGCTGGCGAAGCAATCCTCGGAGCTCCTCGCGCAGCCTGGGATCTCCTGACTACGAGCCCGACAGACATTTACAACCAGGGCAAAGAACTGCAGCGCAAATCGATGGAGGCGCACCGAGCAGGAAGGGATACCGAAGCCGGCGGCTATGCCGCGGCGAGCGGACTGCCGGTCATCGGCCCGATGGCCGCTCAGATCGGCGAGGAGCTCGGCAAGAAGCACGTCGGCCAAACGCTGACGAACCTCGGAGTGCAAGGTGCGCTCCTCGGTGGCGCCGCGGAGGCCGCGCTGCCGGAGCTCGGCGGCCGCGAACTGCCGCGCACGAGGACCACCGCGCAACTACCGCGGCCTGATGCCAGGACGCACGTTGATGAGGTAGGCGAGAGATCGCCGACCAGGAGGCCGCCAGGACCCGAGCGGCCGGCAACCGGCGGCGAGCCCATGGGACCGATCCCGCCAGACACCGAACACCCGCGCGGACCCGTATTTGGGCCGCGGAGGCCTCCAGGGATGGGTCCTTTTGGGCCAAGCAGTGCTACCCCTCGCAGCACCGAGATCGCCTCGCCTGGAGCGCCTGGACGCGAAAATTTGGGCGTCTCAGACCGATCTGAGACAATTCCGCGACTTTCACTCGACGAAATACTGAGGCGAGCTACCGGCCAGACGCCGAAGGAGGAGCCCTAGGCTCGCGCCCGATCGCGAAGCTCTCCGACAGGAATTCACCGACAAAAACGTTCGCCAGATCGTCCACGCGAATGGTGTGGAGCTCGGCCGCGCCGGCGTCCCGCTCGAGGTGATGCAGGCGGTTCACGATCTGAAGAACTGGGAGATCCGCCAGGCTGCAATTAACGCCGGCATCGATCTCGGACAGAAGCACGTCGGATCGCGCGCTGCGCTCGGGCCCGAACAAGTTGCGCGGCAGGATCTCATCGATCAGATGATTCGCGACGGCGTGAAGCCCGAAGACATTCCGCGGCTCGCGCAGCAACAGACCAGGCAGATTCCCTGGCAGCGCAATATGCCGCAGCCGAGATCTCACATCGGACCTTCAGAACGTCAGGTCGGAATAACGACGCCAAGCAAGATGGCGTTCGTGCTAAACGTTCACGAGCTCGGCCACAATATCTTCGCGCACTTTGGCGATCTCCCGGTCACCGGCATGGTCACCCATTTGCATCGAGAACTGAATCCTGGCAGTCGCGGCGCAACGCTCGTCGACATGTCGCGGTTCCTCGACGCGCAGGGAAATCTCGATGCGGCCAAGGTGAGAGCAGAGCCCGAGGTGCTGATCAATTTGGGGGTTGCCGGCGCCGCGATGAATGAGGTGGTCAACGGGATTCCTGCTCATCAAAATCCCGGCATGGGCGGCGACATGCGAGGTGCCGCCGATGTTTTCGACGCGATGGGATTCACCTATCCCGACCAGATGCAGGCGCTTTGGGACGCAGGAGTGGCTCGCGTGATCGCGGAAATCAATTCGATTCCCGGCCTCGCCGATCTCGTCCGAGAAGAGGCCAGGAAGCGCGAAGAAAATCTGCCGGCAGAGCATTTGTTCTCACAGAACCGGATCGATAAAATCAACGCACGCGCGAGGGCGTTACGAGATGCAGCAAGACAACAGCAACAACAACAGCAACCCCAACAAATCGAGCTCCCCGGCGTCCTCAGTGGTAACGCGCCAGGAGTTCCTGCGCAAGGCAGCGGAGGCAATCCGCAAGCTGTCGCCGGAGGACAAGGCGGAAATGCGCCAGCGGGTGCTGGACTACCTCCAGTACGGACGCCGCTAAAACCCTTCAAAGCTCCAGACATCGACTTTTCGCTTTTGATCCGCGATCAGCGCACCGGCATCGCCATCACCCATCGCGTCGTTACTGCGAAGTCGCTCAACCAGGCGATGACGAAGCTCGCGAAACTTGTGCCGCCGCGGCGTGGGTGGGTGGTGCAAGTTCTTGGCGAACATCAAATCGGGCCGCCGGTGCAGCAGATTCCATTCGCGATCAAGGGCGAGCGGCCATTCGAGCCGATGGTCGATCCGCGCACAGCAAGGCGCGAGGTCGAAGTGAAAGAGGACCAGGACGAGCGCGGCCTGCCGGTGAATCCGCTGAGAATCCTCATCGATCCCGAAACCGGCGAACGTCACGCATTCGGCGGCATCGCCGATATGAGCAAGGTGCCGCCCAAGCAGATCAAAGAAATCTTCGATGAGCGCAAGAAGCAGTGGCTGCCGGATGCTCCCAAGTGGCGCACCTTTTGGGAGGATTGGCGCAAAGCACTCGTCGAAAACTTCCGCGGCGAAACGGATCGCATCACGCCTGCATTGTCGCTGACGCAGAGAAAAGGCGGACCCGTTCCTGGCATGAATCAGCTGCTGAAGGTCCTAGATATTCACGAGGGCTTTCCTCCAGACAAGCCAGCAATGGGCGTGAAGCAGATCCGCGAGGCGCTCGAAGGAAAAACGCCCACGAGCGGCGCCGGTCGAAAGATCCACGATATGGCGGACTCGATTTCCGGTGTGACGACGCGCACCTTTATGGGCCGCGATCCGCGAGGCCTCCAGCCGTCTGCCGGCGACACGCACGCACTGCGCGCAGTCGGCTATGTCGACGAGCCGCTGCTCAATTTTATTCGCGAGAAGTGGGGGCCCGAAGAAGCGAAGCGATGGATAGTCGATCTGAAATCGCCGAGCGCGAAGGAAGGGCGATCTGTTTCTGGCGGCGTGCCCGATCGCTATCAATACGAGCGCGCGAATGAGGTGTACAACGCGGTCAAGGATGAGTACATCCGCAGCGGTGACGATCAGAACTTGCTCGCTTCCATGGTGCAGTCGGAACAGTGGGGCGCATTCGGTCGCTCGATGGATCGCAACATGCAGCTGCCGGCGCAGATGATCGCGGAGAACACTCGGCGCACGGCGTTTGAAGTGAAGCCGACTGCGAATTCTCCTTACGGGCAATTTTGGGGACCAGTGTGGAACGAGATGTCGCCGCGGGAACAGGCCGCGGTAACGCGCGCAGTGATGCCGCGGTTCTTGGAGATCCTGCGCGAAGAAGCCGGCGGCAAACAACTCGGGCACTTCATCGGTCCTGGCGGATTCGAGGGTGAGATCACACCGAGCGTCGTCCACGATCTGCTCGGTTCGCGCGCAGCCGGCGCACGGCTAGCAGCGCTCGCCGGTCAGATCTTCGAGCAGGGCTCGGTACTTCAGACAAAGCCGCAAATGAGTGCCGGCAGTCACTTCCTCGAGCTCAGAGAAATCGGCAGCGATCTTTTGCGCAGTCACAACAACGCCGTGAAATTTTGGGCTCAGTTCAGAGAGCATTTTCCGCAGGCCCAAGGTTTCCAGCCGGTGCGAGGAGAGGTGAATGGCATTCGCATCGTAAGGATTGGCGGCCATCTCGGACTCACAAGCGGCGCTAGCATTGAAGCCATCGGCCAAGCGATCGCGCGTGCGGGAGAAGCTGTGGGCATCGACACGATCGAGTGGGCGCACGGTCCAGCCGATGCGCGCATGATTGGAAACAATTGGCAGGCGCATCCCGCCGGCGAGCAGTACGAGGCGATCATGGAGCAGCGCGGCAAGCCTGGACTCGTCGAGCGTGTGCGCAATCAATACAAGCCGGAAATTCGCGAGATCTTGGAAAAGTATTTGGGGAAATATCGAGGACCGTGAGGCGCTCTGGACGCCTCTCGGTTTTACTGTTTGGCCTTATCCCTAGGCGTCCACTTTCCTTCCGCCTTCAGATCTGCGATCGCCTTCTGGATTTCGGCTTCGCTCGGCTGCACGACGATCGCGTAGGGTTCCTTGTAACGCGGATCATCGGGCGGGATCTGGCCTTTGTAGATGACCTTTGTCATCGGACTTTCTCCTTTCGAGTTCGAGTGTAGCAGACGTGTTAGGCTTTTGATGTGTCTTTCTCCTTTCGAGGACACATCGGCGTGGCTGTACTGGGGAGCAGGAGTTTCGGACTCTTCTGCTCCCCAAATTTTTTGGAGGACAAATGTTCAACCCTGGTGATCGCGTGAAGCTCGTCGGTGTCGTAAAAGATTGCGTGACGGACACGCCGTCTGGTCGTGTTTCTGTGCTTGTTGAAACAGAGGAATCTCCCTCGAAAGAGTACTGGCTGCAGGAAGCGCATTTGGTTGTCGAGCCGGTCATCGCGCCGCCCGGCGTCGATGTGCCGCCGGCCGACTGGGTTGGAAAGACGGTCAAAGCGGAAGACGTCGAATAAAAAAAGCCGCGGAACGGGATCCGCGGCTTCGTTCGGTGGAACGTTGTTTAACTAGCCGTCGCTGCACCTCCTTTCAGAACGGACACTTCTCATCGGGCGGCGTGTCGTCAGGCGGTGGCGTGAGCTTGAAGTCTGGCTTTGGGTGGCGCAACGCCTCGCACTCGCGGCAGAGCCAGAGCTCTTCCCATTCGCGGTACGTCGGCGCCACATCGGGATACGGCGTGACGTAGCCTTCCCACACCTTGGCGACTCCCCACGGCGTGCCGCAGCTGTCGCAGTTGTGAATAGGTTCCCAAGTCATGAGTCGGCCCTCGGATCGTCCTCTCGATTCTCGATCTTCTTCATGCTGAGTCGCAGCCATTCGCCGTCTGGCAGCTTAATGTCCACGAGGTCTGGATTGCTGCAGGGGCGGAATCTTTCCGCCCCTAGCAGTTTCATCACGCGCCGCAATTTCGGCGAAGCGTGAATGCGAAGGAAGCCATCCTTAGACATACCAGGTAGCCTCGAAGGGCCAGTCTCCGCGCAGCCACGCGCGGATCCGGCGGCGATAAGAGCGCAGGCGTTTCATTTTGCCTCCACTCGCTGCGGTGGCACCTGGCTCTGATCTTTCCGCCAGGTGAAGTACGCGCGCTCGAGCTCTTCCATGATCTCGTCGCCGCGCGTTGTGCCGAATGTGCCGATCCTGCCGGCTGTGATGCTCGCTACATCGTCGAGGTAGACATCGCCCTCGGCGAACTCGTCTGTGTTGCCGTAAGTCAGCTTCACAAACTTCTGCACTTCTTCGCCGATCGCGTACTCGGGATGCTCGAGCACCAGGCTGTGGCGCACGGTGACAACGTGTGCATACAGCCAGGCCGAGAGCTCGTCGAGGAAGATCGGTTCGTAGCAAGCGTCGGTTGCGCTCGCGTAGCAAATCCAACGATCCTCGCCATCAAACTTCGCGATACGAATCCCCATTAGCTTTTCCCTCCTTTCTCCGTCTCCGGTATTTCAATACAACCTTCAGGAATCGGATTGGTCCTGGTGCGCTTCGAGATCACTGTGCGCGTGATGGCCTTGGCTTTGATGTAGCCGTGGAACTGCTCGCTCTTCCCGCTCTTGGCGTGCGCCGCGGCGGCGACAACATGCTGGATGATCGCGTCGACGTCGACCTCGACCTCGAAGCGACCTGTCATTTTGGCAACTTCGTACTCGAGGAAATGGCGCCAGGCGTAGTAGCGCAGCGTCTCCTCGTTTTGGTTGCGGTTGCGGTTGATCTTCACGGTCTTGGTCGCGTGTTCGCGCTCCCAATCGAACGTGTAGATTTTCTTGATCAGATCTCCCACTGCTTTCTCCTTTCGATTCGGACTGAGGTACTTCGCCCTGGCCTCCAGGGAGACCAGGACACTGCACCTCAATAGGGCAGATAGGTGAGACCGTCGATGTCGACGAAGCACTCGTCCGCGGTCTCCTGGCTGATCTTGTGCTGTTCGGCGAGATCGTAGATGTGATCATCGACGTGCTCGACGATGGCGAAGCCCAACTGCTCGAGCGCCTCTTCCTTGGTGGCGCCGTAAGCGTAGAGCTCCGGGTTTTCTTCCTGGCCGGCAACGTAGGCAACCCAATCCCAATCGCGAATCGGTGTTGCGTTTGCGTCGTTGAAGTGGACGGTGATTGCGAAGAGGTTCGTCAATTTACACCGCCCTGGACCGCGGCGCGCTCCACGATGACGAAGGACTTGAAGGTGTACTTCTGGCAGCCGCCGCAGTTGGTGCAGGCGCCATGTCCGTATGCAACTGTGTCGAGGTGATCGCTGCGCACGCAACCGCAGAAGCAGCGCTCGTTGACGATGATGTTTCCGCTCGGGCAGAGTTTCGGAAACGGATTCTCGGCTTTGTGTCTCACCGGCTCACCCGCTCTTTCACCGCTGCGCCGTGCTTGCAGAGGGAGAAGAGATTGGTGCCGATGAACGGAAGCCGGCGAGAGAAGAAGTCGCTGCACTGGCAGTAGTAGGTGGTCTTGCCGTCGCGCTTCACTTCGACGACCAGGTAGAGTTTGCCTTCCTCGGAATCGGAAGGAACATAGAACGTGCGCACGCCGGCGATGGGGTTCTTCGCGGCGCGCTCCACGATCACGTTGTCGGTGGTAGTTGTCACGACTTCACCTCGCTGTTCTCCGCGAAGTACTCGCGGAGCTCGGCGCGGAGTGCGGCGATCGCCGGCTTGCCGAGGTGGCAGGCCTTCGCGATCCTGATGAGATCGCCAGGGATGATCACGGCAACGATGCGCCTTCCAAACCACAGCGTTCCGTAAACATCTCCCGGCTTGAAGGGCTCGAGGACCAGGGCCCTTTTCCTTCTTGCTGCTACTTTCATCGGACTTTCTCCTTTCGCCAGGGCGGGGGCCTGGGGTCTCTGATCCTCTCAGATTTATCTGTGAATGGGAAGACGAAGGGAAGGCGAAGCGTCTAAGACTTCTCACAGGTCCTCTGTGATAAAATTCGCCTGTTGTTCGCCTGCCCAAAGGAGGAAGGCACCGTGTATCAGACAATCGATCGGAGCAATGATCTCGTGCGCGATCGCTGGCATGTTGCGGTATACATGACGGCCGCTCTCGAGAAGAAGGTCAAGCTCGAAGCGACACGCCGGCGGCGCCCATATGGGCCGACGGTGGTCGAAATCCTCGAAGAATATTTCGCAAAGGAGAATGATGCCCGAAAGAAAAGTAGCAGCCGTCGTTGAGCCTGGTCCCGGTTCGACGATGATCGAAGTGGTTCCACCGACGGATCTGCTGGCGATCTCGCGTGCCGAGATCGACATTCAGATCACTACCGCAAAAGCGCATCCCCGGCAGCTGGAGGTTTTCGTTGCCGGGGTAACCGAAATGGTCACCAGGAATCAGCAGGTGGCCGAGACGATGATGTACGCGATTCCGCGCGCCGGCAAAATGATCGAGGGCCCCTCGGTCAGGTTCGCGGAGATCGTCAGCCAGAACTGGCGCAACTGCCGCGTCGGTGCGCGCGTGCTCGGCACCGAAGAGAAGCAAGTTGTGGCCCAGGGCGTGTTCCACGATCTCGAGACAAACGTTGCAATCTCATTCGAGATCAAACGCCGCATCACCAGGCGCGATGGTACGCGCTACGACGATGACATGATCGGGACGACCGGCGCCGCGGCTGCGGGAATCGCATTCCGCAACGCGGTGCTCAAAGGCATTCCGAAAATGTTTTGGGGACCGCTGTACGAACGCGCGCTCGTTGCGGCCAGGCCGATCGCCGCGGATGTCGCCGATCGGCGCGAAGCTGCCCTTCAGTATTTCTCGAAGGTCGGCGTGAGCGAAGCCGCAATCCTGAAGACTCTCGGCGTCAAGAAGATCGGCGCCGACGAGCTCGTGACGCTGAAGGGCATCGCGAACGCGATCAAGGAAGGAACCACCACGCCGGCCGAGGCCTTTGGCCTGGGACCGAAACCGATCGAACCCACGACGGAAGTCGACGCCAAGAAGAAGGGCAAACCGACAAAACCTACAAAACCCCAGGGCCCTCCGAAAGCGGTCATTCCGCCCGAAGAAAATTCTGGCAAACGACCGGGACACACTGACGATCCTGTAATCGGCACCCACGAGCAAACGGAAGTCTACAACCAGGCGATCCAGCACGAGTGGCAAGTGCCCGAGCAGGTGGTCGCATACTTGAAGGCTCACTACAAAATCTCAGGCATCCGCG